AACTAAGTTACCAGTTGTATCACCTGATTGGACAAGGGCTGTTGTATTACTAAGTCCCGCTGATATTGTGCTCATAGTTTAAATGCCTATAATAATGGTGGAAATACTACCCATGGTTGCCCAGACGGTATTGTTAAAGATACCCCGTTTGCGGTTGCTATTGGGCCGTAGGAAAAAGCCGTAGAGTTTGATGGGATTGTGTAGTTATAATTTATGATATTCGAGTACACCGATATACCATTAGTACCATAAAATACTGGCGCCTGTAATTGGTTTAAAGACTGCTGGTATTTAAAAGCAACTGTGCTACTAACAAACCCACTACCCCCAGAACCCGCAAAAGGAACAGTATCTGCAGCTAACTCGGTAGTTATTGCGTTTAACGCAACGGCCCTTTCCGCAGGATATGTTACGAATACAATCTTAGAACCAGCGGAGAAAGATACTAAATTCGCAGCATTACTAGAAGATAAAACTGTATCTCGACTTAATTGATCTGGAGAAGTATATGCTCCAAGACCTACTTCCCATTCACCTTCAAACCCACTATCCGTATTCTGAATAGTGTAGTAGCACGTATTACCGTTACCAATAACCGAAAAAGATTGATAGCCAGTCTCGGCTCCTAAAAGCGTAGCGGTTCCCGTACCAACGACAGCGCTGGTTTCTTTAACCCTATCTTTTAAGACCAAGGCCATCTATGACTCCTTAACTAGCGGTCAGGCGGATAATTGCGCTACTTGCGTCTGCAGTTGGAAAGTTAACAGCAAAAGTACCATTAGTCGATGTTTTGTCGCCACCAAAAGCCAGCACAGCAACAGCTGCGTTAGCTAAGTTAGCGTTATAAATCAAAGCGCCGTTAGCGGTAATCGTTGCATTAGCCCATGAAGTATTAGCAAACGAGATGAAAGCTACGTTACCAGTATTTGTTGGGGTTACGCTAACCGATAAAGTATTACCACCAGCAGAATAGTTGCCAGTAGAAGGGACTTCGTTAGTTGCCGAGTACGCGGTTGTATTCTCACCTAAAGTAGCTGAGCTGGTGTATAAAGCGATTTTGAAGGTGTTTGCTGAAAAGTTTTGCTGACCATTCAAAAGTTGAACTTTGAACGATGTAGCCATTGCTTGGGTAATTGCCATTTTTTGCTCCTAAAAAAATTATCTAACAGGTCCTGGTATAGGCAGTCTAAGTTGCCCATCACGGTATGCACTTCTTCTATCCTTACCATCACCCAAGTCTTTGAGTAAAGCTAATGCCTCATTGTATCGGTTCTGGTAATTTGTAACAACGTCTGGATCAGATTTCATGAACGCAGCCGCTTCTAATAATGAGCCGTACAACAGCACAGACTCAAAGTTATAGCCAAGCCAACTACTACCCGCATCCACAATAGACTCTGGATAATAGTAATAATGCAATTCTACGTTGTAGCTTGCATCTGGGGTAGGGCCAATAATGTAGGTATATGGTAAAAATTGCCCGTAATACCGTGGCACACCTACATCATCAGGGCTTGGATATGACTGCCGAATAAAGTTAACGTCTTTATCAATTAAGAACTCTTGGGTTCCATCTGGCAGTATGACAGCCATAGAGAAAGACGCCAAGTAATCCGTTGGTAAAGTAAGGTACTTATCCCCAGAGCTAAAGTTACCAATCTGGTTTCTACGAATAGCAGGAATCTGAACAGCGTTATAAACACGCTCTTCGCACTGCTGAATAAACGTATTAATCTGATCTACGGAAGTAAAGTTTCCAGCAGTATCAGGGAAATCGTTTTCGCAATATCCTTTAATTGCAGAGACTAATTCGGTATAAGTCATTCGGGTTAACCCTTAAGCCATTGGTCCGCGTGAAGTAAAGCCTTTTGTAGCTGCACCTGATCCACGCTGCTTCATTTCACCATTCTTATTGATTGGTTGATCGTTTTTCTTGGTATAGCCGCCAACAGACATGTTTACGCTGTCTACGCCATTGCCTGGCTTAGTAACTGCAGACTTTGCTGTAGTTATTTTCTTGCCTGACATAGTATGTGGCTCGGCATAAACCTCAGCGTTACCAACTTCTTTACCGTTCTTTTTCATGGAATATTTAGCCATTATCGACCTCTGCCTGCTTTTTGGTTCTTGATCTTAGCTAGACCACGACCCATTTTTTTAAGATCGATGTTCTTTACGCCAGCAGTTTTAGTGCCGCCTTTGAGGGCTGTTACTGATGGACCTGAATTACCAAGGTTTTTACCCTCAGTTTTACCTTTTTTTGCTACGCCGTCTGCGCCTGATTTAAACATGTTCTGCTCCTTAGTTTACCGTTACCGTTACTGTACCAACTACTACTGATTGTGCCAAGTCATTTGGGGTAAGTCCATCATCATTACCCCTAGCACCGCCCACAGGGTTCCAGCCCCATTGAATGATTCTACTACCCTGCTCTGCATAACCAAAGCCATCTGGCCCTTCTCCTGAGATATTAATCTGCAATCCGCTCTGCCCAGATACCAAGTAACTTACGTCAGGTCTTGGCTCCCGTACTGCTTGTGGGTCATTTACTGGATACATACCCAATTGCAACTGCGGTTGATCTGGTTCCCAGCACTCTTGACAGACTTTAATAGTGACCTGCTTCGTCTTAATCGTCAGTTTTCTAAGCTCTTTTAGCTTATATCGCTGACCACATCGGTCGCATTCGGCAATCGCATACTTACCAGAAGAAAACTGACTAGGCATGATTAGCTATAAAACATATTACGGGGGACAAAACGAACTGCTGCTGTCTCCCTATCTTCATCACCTGCCAATTGGAACTGCTGCTCGTATTCTGCCTTAAGCATTTGTATACGCCCAGGATCAACGCCAGGAATCTTTGCCCCAAGGTAATATGCTAAACCCGCCACCATACATGGGATAAAGCGGAATGGAATGTCCTGTGTACGAATACCGTTACCTGCATCCTGAATACGGCGCATACGGTAATACACCAATGTGTACTGATCGCCAGGTGGGTTTGGGGTAGGCCATACGTTAATGCAAGGCAACTGATTATTAAACACTCCAACACCTGTTAAGTGGGCGGCTGCAGTCGTTCCGTTTTGCCCACGCCAAGCATTAACTATTTGATTTCCAACGATATTTTGATAGCCAATCGTTTCGTTACCAATATTGACAAAACCCTGAGTAGGAAGATTAGCTGCGCTTGCCAGCGTAATTGTGGTGTCATCTGCATCAATACCACCAACTATGGTGGTCTGCGCTACGCTTGCAACACCGCCACTTTGACGGTTAAACCACATCTGGATAGGGCGTCCAGTAGTGTTTTTGTTGGGGATGGTCATGTACGTAGGTTCGCTAATACGGGTTAAGTTGATGTCTGTTTGATTAGACTGACTGCCGTTATTAGTACGAGTACCTGCGTCCAAAATGTCGATAGTATCTATAGGCACTGCATATAGAGCCTGCTGTGTGTTCATTACAATCTGACCCTGCTCAACCGTCCATAAGTTAATACCACGGTTAGCCCACTCAATCGTCAGAATGTTTAAAGATCGCCGTGCAGTGCGGAAGTCATAACCTGATCGAACTTCTAAACCACAACGCTCAAACGCCTCCTCAATGAGGTCGTTCATGTCTAGGTTAAAAGCGGTAGATCCTGTAGTGGTCATGCTACTTTACCTTTCGGAATGGCTTTACTTTTGCTTTTACTTTTGCTGGCTGGGGCACGAACTGCTTTCCCTGTGCTTTTCCCGCTCGTTTTGCTCGCGTTGTTGCTGCGTACTCCTGCGGGCTTAGCGACTGGATTGCTTTTTTTGGCAGGTACCGCTCGCCTGTTTCGGACGACTTTTTCCCCGACTTGGTTGTCCACTTCTGGTCGCCCCACGCCTTCAGGCTTCGTTGTGATTTCGCTAGTGCCACCGAGTAACCTCCAGAGCCAATTAAACATTTTAATCACGATAACCGCCACCAGCGGCTTTATATTTCTTAGCTACTAACTGTGCCTTACGGGCTGACCACTGACCTGCGCCAGTACCATGGGTTGCAGCTGCCTTAACTTGAGACACAATGCGCTTACGCAGTTCAGGCTTAGTATAGTTACCCGCAGCATTAACCTTGCCACCCTCTTTATATTTGGTGAAATCAGCACCGTCTTTACGGGTTTTCTTAACGCCTTTACCCATCTTAGAGGGCATTATGGCGCCCATACCTCTGCTTGGTCTCATGCTCTTGTCTTCCCTCTTATACAGCAACCATCAGCACGCTTAGATGCACTAGATACCTTGCCACCAGCTTTAAACGGTTTGTCTAAGCCCTTCATACCACTGAAATCGCCACCAGCCCCACCGCTACCTGCACGGGTGTGCCCGAAGTCTTTATTAGGCTTTCGGTCTCTAGCTTTTTCTGCGCGTACTTCCTCTGCAATTGCTCTTACCTTCGCCTTGGCTTCTTCAACCTTCTTGCGTTTGTTGTCGGCTTCTGAATCGCCGAGGTCAAGAGTCATTTGCTCAGCCATATTACGCTCTGGTTTTACCCCGAATAGCGCAGCCATCAGCACGTTTAGAGGCAGAAGACTTAATTACACCCCCAGCTTTCTTACTTAGCGCACGAATAACTTTTTCACTCTCTTTGGTAGCGTCTTTTTTGACATCTAAGCGATTACCTACATAAGCGCCACCAGTTAAATCTTCATTTAACTTTGCCTTAAGCATACGACCAGCACGAGGAATCAAATCCCGATCTTCTTCGTTTTGTTTGCGGTCAATGTCCGCTACGATTTGGTCTGGTGATTTATCCATGATTAGCAGGCTCCGCCTTTTTTCATCTTAATCATAGTGCCTTTGGTCTTGCCGCGAACTTCGCAACCGCCACCTTTAGCCATACCGCCAGCCTTCATGCCGTGCATCTTTTTCTCATGACCTTTAACAGCTTTAGCAGCTACTTTTTTCATCATTGGTCTATCTTTAGCCATGTCTGAGTGAGCAGCGCCACCCTCTTTCATAAAACCCATTTTATTGCGAACAGCTTTAGGTAACTTAGCCATACCTGGGTTTTTCTTCATATCTGTTGGTTTCATAGGTCCACCTTCTTTAAATGTTTTGCCTTTGTCGGCAGTTAAAAATTCCTTCCCTACGGAGGAAGGTACACCTGCTTTTTTGGCAAACTTTGGGTTATTAGCCACAGCCGCCATGAAATTGTGTTGCTTTTTTGAAACACTTGGCATTACTTACCTTTTAATAAGTTCGTCAATTTTGCTTTCAAGTTTGTTAAACCTTGCATCCATGTGTTCAACAATGCGGTCAACTTCTGCTTTAGTAACGTTATCACGGGCTACCTCTTCTCGTGTTTTATTTAACAAAATATCAATGCGTTTTAACTCATTAAACTTTTCGTGCATGATGTATCCAAGCAAAGCCACAAATATACTCAGTCCACCAGTCCAGAGTTCTAACATATCTAGCATTTCCACCTCTTTAGAGAGGCGGCCTTCCTAGTTGGACGACCTTTTTCATCTTTCATCGGACCAGGCATGCCAGACATACGGGCACAGAACGACTTCTTGCGGGCGCCACCTTCAGGCTGTGGAGCCTTTAGATTCGAGCCAGTCGCTGCATTATACTTAGCACGACCTTTGGCGGTAAGCCCAGCACCCTTAGATACAGGCAGCTTTTCACCACGACCAATCGCAAGAGAGACGCCTTTCTTCTTAGCCATAGAACACCGTTGCAGTTACGCTTGATCCAACCCCTACAAAGAATCCATTAGGGCATTTAATGCCTTCACCTGGAATCTTAATAGGCAAACCAATCGTATTAAATGTATCAACTTCTAAGTAAATATCTGTGTACATTGTAACTGTACCATTTGCCGTTCCTGATGTTACTGAGACAACGGTAAATGTATTTGTTGTTACATTAGCTACTTCATAAACGCCATCCCGCATGGTTGTTCCAGCGGCTACATCTAAAAATACACGTTGACCATTTGTTAAACCATTGTCATTAATCGTAACCGTAACCGCTGTTCCCGTTCTGCTCCAAGTACCAGACTTAGAAACAGCGGGATTTGCAACTGCCATGTTCCTTGCTGATACGGTGCCAGTAGTAACGGTAATACCTTTTAAACGCACAGGGCTAGTTGTGGCGTTTCCAGACGCTGAAGCATGATACGATTTAACGTCATATTGCATAATTAGCCGTAAAACAATGTAGTGGTTACAGTTGCGCTAGGAAGGCCAACATAAATACCTTGCTCAGCAAGAATGCCCTCACCTGGAATCATTGTATAAAAAGCCGTAGCAGAAGAACAATCAAGCTCAATTAAAACAGCAGCATACATCGTTACATTACCGCTTGTTGTCGCTGAAGCTACCGCTACTGTAAAAGTACTGGTTGCAACGTTTGAAACTGTAAAAGTGTTATCCGAAGACGATCCAGAAGTAAAGTTTAAATAAACTCGATCTCCATTAGATAGTCCATGATTAGCAATGGTTACAGTACATACCGTACTTCCAGGAACATCATAAGTACCAGAAACGCTTATGTTGTCACAAAACGCCACATTTAATGTCTGCGACTCAGACGGCGATATAACAACGCCTTTTAAACGAGTTCTGTACCCAACCGCCACACCAGATGCACTTATGTGTGCTGACTTTACGTCATATTGCATACCCATAATTAATCCTCTTTATGTTCTGCTGGTGGGTCTTGTCGATCTAGTTCAGTCAACAAAACGTCCACCATTGCAATTGCTCCGTTAGCCTGTTGGACTAGATCAAAGTACTTTTGCCGTTGCTCAAGTGCTTGATTTTTTAAATCCAACAGGTATTCTTTATCTAACGCAGCCATTAGGCATTAAAGTTAGCAGCAGTAGCGGCAAGCAGGTAATAATCACTACCAGCAATTTTTACACGCAATCCATGAGTAATCTCATTAACGTTGGTAATAGTGCCAGTAGCGGCTAATTTAGCACCAGCAACAGTTACGCCAGCAAGGTTTAGCAAATAACCGTTGGTATCAACAGTTGTTGCGCCTGTACCATTAACAGAAGCGTAAATTAAAGAGGTATTTGTGCCAGTAGATGCTCCAGAAGCACAGTTAAGCTCAATTTCAACAGGAGCATAACTACCTGAAGAAGTGCCTGCTGAAAGGGTTAATTCAGCCACAAAAGCTGAACCTAGACCTGAAGTAGAACCTGTAGCGCCATAAACAGTAATTGCTTTTAGCGCATTTGAGAATGAACCCAAAGCAGCATCAGCGTTTAATTGAAACAGACTGCGACCGCCAGTACCGCCAGCGCCAGTCATAGTGACTTCGCTTACGCTTGCGTTGAATGTTTCTGCACCTGTTGAGGTATTGGTAATATCAGTGATAAAGCCGTTGTCGGATGCCACTGGACCCGAAAAGGTAGTTCTTGCCATAGTTGAAAATCTCCGTGTTATAGCACATCCTCGTATCGTCTCTATAACGTCTGCTAGGTCAGTCGATACAAGTAAAAAGTTCCTAGACGTACCGTAATATTACTACTATTTTGGCTTTGTGCAA